CCGATAGTACCTTTTCGAACTTCTCACCGATCCTGCGGTGGTGTTCACCTTCCACGAACCCGGGCCAAACTGTTGAAACGAACGTTAGAAAGGAGTCTCTTGCCTTACTTGCAAGTTCTAGTTGTGTTCTTCTTAGTTCTAATTTTAGTAATGCCTCTTTTGCTTCTTGAGCGTCCATTGAAGAGACATCAAAGTCCATTTGCATATCAGAATTTATATCATAGTTATTATCTGTGTAAAACTCAACCTAGTCCTATCTGTCGTACTTATAGGGGGCGGGTTTAACCCCCCACCCCCCGCGCGAACGCGCAAGATGTGGTAGGTCTAACCTTAAGGGACTCCTAGATGTAGTGGTTGTGAAACTTAGATGGAAATGGAGATGGGCAAGAGATGATGCCAGTCAGGTTGTGGTCAGGGGGGATTATCCCCCCTGCGTCGTGGTTATAAGATATCTTTTCCCACCATATTATGTAGCTTAGTGACGATCTTCCTAGCCCAAGCTTTCACTTGAGGATCATCAACAGAACTAATAAGATGAAAAATTTCAGAATTAAGATAGTTGCAAATAGCACGATAATCTACCTCTCTTCTATTTGTAATATCATCAGTACCTTCAAGCCTTTCGACTTCTGCCATGCGCTCTTGCAAATCTGCAAAAGGGCGATTGATGATATCGTTATTATTACTAGGCATTCTTCTATCATGCACATATCCTAACTTATTACAAGTAGTTATTATAAATAACTGTGGATAACTTTTTCCTAGATCTCGGCACAAAAACCAGCACAGAAGATACCCCGTGCGCGTGGCGGTCTTTTTTTCTCCCCTATATACCTAGTGCTAATGATTTATTAGCAAATGGAGATTTGCTCTAGGGTAAATGTTTTGCGACACGAGGTGCAATCGACCTCGTGTCTATGTAGCAATTCGTGAGCCTAGTTAGATGATTGCAATTGCATTTGAATCATTGGAAAGTTCTCGGTCAATAACTCAGATTCTTGATCTGCGTCAACGATCGGTTTCAATTCCATTGATTGTACAACCTTAGTTTTATATGAATTATAAACTTCGGGTTGATCTGTTCTAAACGCTTCACTATCGAAACGCTTGTACTCTCTGTTGATGACATTGAGTTTATGTTCCATGCCTTTGAGAACTTTATCTTCGCTTGTGACGAAAGACTTCACTAAGTTCTTCTGCTCTTTCAACTTCGAACTGATGAAGTTGTTAAGTATTGTTAGCCTTGCTAACTTGTCTATTTCCTTCTTTTTGTTCATGTTGCCTCCTTTGGCTTATACTTAATATAATGATATCCTAACTAATTGCAACTACTTATATAAAATAACTGTGGATAACTTTCACAAAACTGTGGATAACTTTTTCCCTCACACCATCTGCTATGCACCCAGATCCGCCGGGCGGGAAGACTGGTGCCCTGTACCTAGTACCAAAAGGTTATCGTGAAATGGAGAATGGAGAACGCTGCGTGGGCCACCAGCAGCCAGAAGCAGACCACTACCAGTGTGCTAACGAAATCGCCGAGACCAAATGGAAGTCGAGAAAGAGTCAGGATGAGGAACACCCCAGCCAGGGCTGCGAACCCAAAGATAAGTAGGAACCCTGGCATCGTAAATTATGTGCGCGTAATGGAACTTACGCTGTCGCTCTTTCATCTGTATCCCAGTCCATGCAGATCTCTTGACACGTAATCTCTGTCGCCCACCACGCCAGGAGATTCTGGAGTTGTAGGTCACTGCCCACATGTCCATCAAATGAGGCGATCAATTTGAGAATGGAGTCCAGTCCCATGTCGGCCCTGGTGTCTTCTAGCTTATCCCAAATCTCGTCCTGATATTTTTGATAGAATGCAGAAGTGTCGTGATAGTAAATCAACTCGCTGATGGTGCCACCCTGACAGCCGTGCCGGGTCACATCTTCAATTGTACTCCTCTCCTGAGTGTCTAGGAGCCACTCGCGAATGGAGCTTTGTTCGAACTCAACGGCCATTGGGCTTCTCCTTCCAGCTTACGAACCACGGCACACGCAACCAGCCTTGCTTGGTTAAGAGCTTACTAATGATATGAGTATAATTATACTCAGACCCTTTTTCTTTTTTTACTAACCAATATTTCATCCTTCTTCTCCTTTGTATTATATATAGTCCTAATTACTTAGGATGTCAAGAGCTAATGTTATTTTTTTTACCAGCAGGTAGCCGGGCTGCAGTGCGAAGACTCCTAGGTATAGGTATAGGGCAAAGGTTGATCGGCAATGGAGAATGGAGAAAGGTTGGTGCGCCGTCGCCGACGCACCGTTTGTTTATGTTTGGCTAACTTAAACAAAGAAGGATGGTTCTGCATTACCATCTCCTGACGCTGGTGTCAAGTCAGGAACTTACCTGGGGGACAGTGCAGCTCCGGCCAATGGACTAATGGAGAGAGGTTGGAGGTTTGTGTGCAATGGAAAATGGAGAATCACCCGGCAGCCAGGAAGACAGCAGCCCCAGCACCTGCTCCCAGTCCACGGGCCTGGGACGGGCCGGAATGGAGACTAGCGATGGAACTTTGTCCACGGTATGCGGACTACGGACAATGGAGCCTGAGAATAATTTAATGGTCTTCGAGCGAGGGTCTCTCGCAAGTACAAATACGGGAGCTCCAAGTGTAATGTGCCTATTTATCCACGCAATTTGATGTGCAGAAAAGTTGATCTTGTTGTTCTTTATTATCTTCAACTCTACCCAAAAACAACGTCTAAAAAAGCCATGTAAATCAGGTATTCCCAAAGCTGTAGTTGATTCTATTCGTGTCCATACAACACCAGGTGTATTTCTTTTCAGCTGTAACCATAAATTTCTTTCTTCAGCCATGATTTGCTATCCACACATCAGGCTTTTCTAGGTCAACATAGATAAGATTTACTTTCAATTTTCTCTGTAATGGAGTCCTAAGTCGGCTAATGTGGTGCCCTTTTCTTTTACCTGATTGTCTTATTGACACGGTTTTCACATCATACAAATGGATCTTACCGTGCTTATCAATCGTCACAAAATCTACGCAACCCGTATCATGTAGTGTCTTGAATACTAAGTTGCCCTTCTTCATCAGGTGCACTATCGCCATCGCTTCCGACAGATTCCCCTTGTAATGTTTCCTGTTCAATAACTTCATAGTTTCCAGGAATGGATAATTTTTTTCTGAGCTCAACTAATTTCTCCTCTACTTCACCGACCGACATAGAATCAATTGTGCCATGCATAATCTCTTTTCGATCGACATATAAACCAGCAACCATGCCTCTGTACTTTTCAGCGGCAATCGCACCAGTATAGTTACCAGCAGCCTCAGCGTTGTCACGCAGTTCAGCTAGCTTTTGTATGTGTGATTTGTAGGAAATGGAGTATCTCCTATTTAGTTCAGCACGTCGTCTTTCTATTTCTTGGACGACATGAGGGAAGTATTTGGGGTTTTGCAGCTTTGAAGCAATGACAGTAGCTACGTTTTCACCGTATCCAGCATCAATTGCACACTGTTTTGCACTCTGTTGGAGCCCTTTTTCGATAAAAATATTAACAAATTGAGCTTGTTTTGGAGTGAGGTCTAAAGTTTTCTTCATGAAAAAGCCTTATTTATCAACAAACATTGTAAATATAGACCAACATATTTACAGACGTTTAACAACTTATTTACAGAGGGAAGCCTTGATATATATATATTTTTACTACTTTGTAAATATGTAAACCGATTTTTGACTTTTCTGGCAAGTTTAGATTTAATTTCTGTAGAATAATATATATAGTGATTAACATGTCTTACAAACTTGTCCGTGTGACGTGGCTCGATACCGTTGAACACCCATCTGGTTGGTATCAACCCGAAGACATTGATAAACTTGAAGAGGTGGCCTTGGTCCATAGTTATGGGTTAATCCTTAAAGAAAATGAAGAATCCGTCACTATCGTAGCGGACTTTATGCCTGTATCAAAAGAGTTTGGTCGGTCGACCACGATCCCTAGAGGAATGATCAAGAGCATGACGCATCTATCTACTGTAGAGTAGCAATGCCTCCCATAGCCATACCAACAGCCTTATTATAAGCTTGATCGGGTGTAGTTCCCGGTACAATTATTGCTTGATCGTAAATTCTTCTTTGTGCAGGTGTTAACTGCATTAGCCTCGCATTAAAGTCTCTGGTTCTTTGCGCCATATTATCGAAAAAACCAATACCTGTCTGTACGAAGGGAGAGTCAAGCACGGGCTGTAAAAAATTTTGTACTTTCTGACCAGCGCCCTTAGCTAAATTCATTAATGGAGTACCTTTTTCTGCAAGATTTTGGAGTATAGAACCACCGGCAAAAGCCATGTCACCAAGAATTTCTCTTGGTGTTGGACCAAATCTATTAGCGAGTGCCATTCTATTTTCTGCAAGACTTCGAGGAGCATCGGCAGTCATTTGCAAAAGATTAGACCCCGTGACAGGCTTTGTAAATCTATTCATAAATTGTTGATCAAGTGTGTCTTGAGCTGTTCTCCTAAAAACTCTCTCCTCAGGAACTTGACGACCATCAAAAAACTTACCACGTTGAGTATTTACAAACGCATCTCTTTTAGCTTCTGGTGATATAGATCTAATCCCACCTGATTGACCACGATTAGCCATTAGTCCATACTGAGCTTCAGGTCCACGACGACCTAGCGTAGTCATACTTCTTTCAAGATCTTGAAAACGACGTGCCATTACATAATTCTTTTTAGTTTCTTAGCAGCAGCCTTCATACTTCTACTACCAAAGCCTTTACGCATGCCTTTACCAGCAACACCCATCAATGGTGTCATGGCTTTAGGACCTTTCTTTTGTCTCTTTGGCATTCTCATATTAACGTTATCCAACAATCTTCTAAGTTGTTTTCTCGCCTCTGGAGACATCGGCTTACCTGGACCTGCTTTTTGTGTAAGATTTTTTACTGGCTTACCTTTTGAGTCAAGCACAGGCTTCTGACCTTTACGTAACATCGCTCTAGCTCTCTTTAAATCATCTACACTGAGTCTACCAGAAGGTTTAATCTTTTTAGCAAGATCCATAACTTTCTTATTCATACCAACTAAGCCAGGATTTTTTTCAATAGCTTTTATCATGCTGTTGATACTTGTAGCTGCTGATGCTAGTGATTTTACATCACCACCTGGAGCTCTCATTATTACACCCATTTGTTTCATTTTTTTTCTCAAGTCAGGACTCATCGGCATAAATTTTCTTGGTGGATTTTTTGGTCTTAGAAGTTCTGGAGGCATTCTATCTTTTGGCTTACCAGGCATTGGTCGTCTTTTTGGTGGATCTTTTTGTGCTGTCTTTTGTGACATAACTTTAGGAATACCACCTGGTGTTGATACGGGCATTAGACCTGCTTTACTTAATAAACCAGTTTTAGTAGATTTAGTTTTCTTTTTATCTTTTAATTTCTTTTTAACTTTATCTTTAAGACTGTCTTTCTTTTTTTTCTTCAACATTTCTCTAAGTTTGTCTCTAGCGTCTTTTGAGAATCCTGTTGGTTTTGGTCTCATCACCATTATCTTTTCCTCCTACGTGGGTTAGGGTTTTTCTTTTTTAAAACCTTACGTGTTATTTGTATATCATTAACGGCTTTGGTCAACATGCCTATCGGCACGCCTGCAACTACATTAAAGAACTTATCTCCTATCTTTTTTCTTGTGACTTTAGGTTTTGCCATACATGGAACATAACAAAAATAAATGTCAAGAGCAAAGATTTATTGACAACTAAATTAGGGATTTATATGTTGATCGGCACGTTTATACAAAGGAGGTTAACATGAACGAATTAAATCAAAAACTGGAAGAGGCATACATAGTTATTGCCATGTTACAGGCTAAATTGGCTGAGACTAAAAAATAACTACGCGGCGGTCGGTGAGCCTTGGTTCAAGGCTCCAGAACCCCGAGTAACTATCTCGTGCCATTGTTCATGTGTAAACTCTTCACTACTACCATCCCTATAACTTACCTTATACATTAACTTTTCTTGCATCTCAGGCGGGCTCGTCGTTTTTGTAAAGATCTCCACATTGGTTACAATATCTTTGATCATTTTGGGAAACTTAACACATTTCCTTGCTTAAGTTTACTGATTTTTTGTATGATTAATCGGCGTGTAGCCTCTTTTAAATCTTTCGAATCACCTACTAACTCATGGTCCCAGAGGTCCATACAGGCTCTTAAAGCCATAGTTTTGTGTGTTTTACTTTCGAAAAACTCTTCATCGTTCTCAATTAAATCAAGAACCATACGTCTGGATATTAGGGACTCCAGATCTTCTGTCACCACGGTTATGTTCATGGTTACGAATCATATCA